TATATTAGAAAGTATTTCGATAAGATGAGACCTCCAAGAGGTATGTTAGTAATTGCTTCGCGTAATTACGAAACATTTAGAAAATCATGGGATTTATTAGAGCAGAAAGCAACAGAAGACCCTTACATGATACACCCACTACTTGTAGAAAGTGATAAAACAGGTAAGAACCTTGCACAATGGCTCGACTTTACAGGCTCACTTAAAGAATTAGAGTTTATTGCAGTTAGAAAAGAACTAAGAATGATTATTGGTGCAATTTATGGTGTATTACCTCTCTATTACGGAGAGATGCCTTCTGGTTGGTCACAAGAGGGATTACAGGTTACAATTACCAATAGAGCAGTAAAATGGGGTCAGGATATACTTTACAAGAGCTTTTTCAAGAAAATAGGCGAAATTTTAGGCGTAAATGATTGGGATTTGAAATTAAAGGCAGGAGAAGAGAATGATAAACTAATGGAGCTTCAAACAGACGCTGCAGAACTTGCAAACATGCAACAACTGCAAGCAATGGGATTTGAGGTTGCTAGAACACATACAGGAGACTTTAAGGTATCAAAAGACCCTGTTTTCTCAACTAGAGAGATGTTAGACATGCAAATGGGTGGTGGACAGATAGGCGAAGGACAAGAAAAACGAGATCCAGAGAGAACTAGATTCCAAGGAGAACCACAAGTTCCTAGATCATCAGATATTGGTGGAATAGGTCAAGGTTCACCTTCAAGTGGGAAGGGAACTTCTATGAGCAAGAAAAACTTTCCAGTAGGTATAACACCAGCTAATTATGAAGTTGTAAAGAAAACATTGCAAAGTTCGGTTGATTTTGGATGGACAAAGACAAAAACAGTTAATGAATTAAGAAAATTCGCAAGTATGACAGTAAGACAAGCAAGAGAAGTTGTTAAAAACGAGTTTGAGTCAACAAGGAGGTGGGAAGATGGCGAAGAGTAAAAAAGACAGTGTAGAACATACACATAAAGACGGTACAAAACATTCACATAAAGACGGTGGTAAAACACATGAACATGAGATAATAGCAGCAACAGTTGAATTAAAAGGAGGAAATAAGGTTGATGTTTACAAGAAAGAGGCAAAAAACGTTTACAGTGCAGATTATAAATTAATAGATGATACAATAGAAAAAATTAAGAAAGAAAGCAGGAGAGTATCTACTAATGATTATGCAGCAAACAATGTGTATCTGTTCTTACAAGACTGCCTAAAGAAAGTAAGACTGGCAGAGAAGTAATGGCTACTAAACTTAATGTCGATGCAGGTTCAGACATTGGTAAGAAGCTTTGGAAAATACACCAAGATGATGAATATACACATGTAGATAATTACAAGGAGGCAATATGCCTAAACTGTTTTTCTAAAGACGCTGCTGCAGCAACCATAGCAGATATATGTGGTGATTGTGCAGGCAAGAGAGGAAGAGAACCATTACTCGCAAAAATAACGGATAAGATGTATGGTCTATGTTTCTTTTGTGGTAAGCATAAGTTTCACATAGAACAGATAAACGCAAGATTTTGTCACAGTTGCCATAGAAAGATAGCAGATGTTACAAAAAATTATAATAAAAAAGGTGGAATGTTTGGTACAGATCCATTCTGGTTAAGTATGAAAAGGAAACATGGTAAGGATTGGAAATTTGTCTTTAATGATCCTACTAAATCACTTAGGAGATAGTATAAAATTAATTCTATCAGATGCTAAATCATAAAACGCATTTGGACTAATGATTCTCTTTTTGTTAGGTCTGTTTCCCCAAAATCTATCACATCTAAATTCAAGTTTCGGTTTTCCTATTAGTTTTGGATAAAATTCAATTCTATCTGACTTTGGATTATATTTAGTCTGCCCTGCTATAACTTTTATTTCGTCTCCCTCAAAAAACTCTTTACAAGTTCCGTTTCTAAAATGAACTATTGTTCTTTCTAATCTTGGAGATTCCTTCATCTGGTTTGTTTCTGTAACTACCCATAGTTTAGGTTCAGCTTTTTTGTTTTCTTTGACATATAATTCCATAACTTTTATGTCGTAGAAGCTTTGTCCTGCTCTATCTTTATATGCCTTATCGTAATCCTCCTTCTTCTCATAAACATAGAACGCTGTTCCCATAAACTTTAAAAGGCAAACCTCTTAATAAGTGCTTGTATGGACAAGCATGCTAAATGCAAGAAATGCAAAGCAAACATGTATGGCTATTCCAGAGGAAAACAAGTGTTTTGGCTATGTTATAAATGTGGAGCATTCAAAGGAAATAATTTCGACCCATTTCTATTACTTGCAGTTCAAAATCAACCAGAATACCTATTATACCTTATAGAGTCCAAATATCTAGAACCAGTGCAGTAAATATAAATATTATACATATATTCACTGTATATGGTTGAAGAGTTCCTTTTAGAACGTATAATGACTCGAATTGACCAATTAGACCAAAAAATAGACGATCTATGCGATAGAATGACAAAAACAGAGATAAGTATATCTAATCACCTTACTCATGTTACACAAGACTCAGAAAAGAAAGAAAGAAAGTTTTATGTTATAATTGCTGCTTTAGGCACAATTTTCGCCTCAGTGACTCTTGTACAAACCTTGATTTAACATAATCCTTATATCCAAGCATATTATTGGTATAAAACATGGTAGACCCAACACTTGTTACAGTAGGTGCTGCAGTAGTCGGAGCTGGTTTAAACACCCTTAGAGGGTATTTACACTCAGAAGACCGAGCTTACTCTGCTAAAAAGTTAGCAGGCGCTCTTATCATCTCTACATTTGCTGCAATAGCGATAGCACAAACTATTGCTATAGACTCTGTAGGTCTGATAGGCTTAGCCCTGATAGGACTTTCAACAGGATTCGCAGCAGACTTTGCAGTAACAAAAGCAAAGAAAGACGATACAGAGTAGGATTATTTTACAAACTACTTTTATCTTTTTTTATAGATATCTTTATTAAATATAGGGTATCTTATTTTATATATGACAGAAGGGTATTTCATAAATAAATTAATAACTAAGGGTTTTGAACCAATAAATTCAGACGAAAGATTCTTTGAGGGATATCTCACAGTTGAGATGAAAGACAAACAAGGAGAAGTTACAATAGTTAATGAATTATATAAGGTACTACCAGTTTGGATGGATAGAGGCGCACCAATTACAGATACGCATAGTAATAGGGTAATAGGAAAAGGAATAAATTATGCAAAGGCAGAATTTACAGCACAAGATGGTGAAACATATCCAGCCATAAAAGTCACAGGTAAGATTTTTAAAAACTATGATTTAGATAATGAGATTTGGACTAAGATTAAATCTGGTGAATACAAGGGATTGAGTTTTGGTGGAGCAACAAAGGCAAACAGAACACCTATGAGAATGAAAGACGGATCAATAGCATATGCACTATCAAGCCTAGAACACTATGAGGTAGCAGTATGTAAAGACCCAGCAGTTCCATTGGCTGTAATCACAGATTATAATCCACTGGCAAAATCAGTCTTGCACACAGAGAAGAGAGGGGATAAAATGGTAGTTAAGACATGTGATAATTTTGGATGTTTCATTACAAAGCCAATGCCTGACGGTAATGGTGGTAAGGGAAACTTTGAACACTGTGAAAGTGTCAATCAGGATAAGAGAGATCCAAGCGCATTCTGTGGTCAGATTAAACATGACACAGAAGATTCCAATAAAGCAGATCATTCAAACTCAATGGGAGACCAACACTCCATGTATAATCAAAATACTGGTAGAGAAACATGGATTGGACAGGGATTACCACAACCAAAAACCATATGTGAACCATCAGTAGAAAGCGAAGGCAAATGTGTTGAAGAAGAAAAACCAATAGACGATTCTGGTGGTAGAGCAAAGCCACACCATGCCAATACAGGAGATGATAGACCAGCAGGAGTACCAAAGAACGTAAAAGATGAAAGTAAACAGGATAGAGAGGGAAAACATAAACAAAAAATGGAATTTTTCGAGTATTTATTAGAAGATTTGTCAAAAACAGAAGAAAATATGATAGGTGCAGGTCAAAGAGGACTAGGACATGACAAAGGAAGTGTTCAAGGTAGTGGAGACAGCGCTCAAATTACACCTGTAAGAGAAGAAAAGAAAACACCAAAATCTATATAAACTACACTTATAAACAAATAATAACATTATGGCAGACGAAGAAAAACCAAAATTCGAAGAAAGCTCTAATGACAAAGAAGAAGAAACAGAAGAGAGTTCTGAAGAATCACACTCGGAAGAGCGTGAAGACTCAGAAAAATCATTCGTAGAAGCAGTCAA